CTAAGTAATACTTACGACCCTAAGTAATACTTACGACCCTAAGTAATACTTACGACCCTAAGTAATACTTACGACCCTAAGTAAAACGACATATCTAAGTAAACCTATATTGTATTTTATAGCCAAAAAAAATTGATACATTTTTTTATGTAAGCAAATCTAATATTAAGAGCAAATAAGAAAATATGAGTTGCTATGCTGGATTGGCAAAACGCCTTATTAAGTCTTGCTTTCCACAAGTTATTCCTGTTACACAACTTGAACCACTTGATGCTAAAAATATTATTAAACATCGTTCATATCAAGTGGCCTGTGAAGAGGCGAGTAAATACCCGTGCGAACGTTGGAAGGAGGTCTATGAGGCGCACATGAACGTCTCTTTTAAACCCAAACCTATTTCAGATGAAGAGGCTTGGGCAGTAACTGTAGCATGGGCGGAAGCAAAGGCAAAGGAACGAGAAACAAAGGAAGAATCCCAGACTAACACCGACGAATCTTATGAGTCAGATGACTCTGAATTTGGTGTTCCCACACATCCGGTGAAAAAGTCAGCTCTCTTTGTAGGTTCAGACAATGAAGACACTGAAAAACTTGTCAGGTCTATTATAGCACAATGGGTCATAACATCAAAGAAATGGCACGCAGCATCAACTATACAGGCAGTTGTGAGGGGGCGAGTGGTGCGTTCAGGGGCGTATGAGTTCTTCGACTTTACAGATTATTACAACACCTATTACATGAGCAAGGCTGCAGAAGTTAGGCAATGTTGGTGGGTGACGACATACACATTATCACGGACGGCGGCGGCAATGGCTACATTATGGAATGTTGAGAAGCGAGCGGCAACAATTATACAGGCAGCAGAGAGGGGGAGAGTGGTGCGCCTCACTGCTTGCTATGCCGCATTTGATAAAGTTGTGGCAGAAAGAGCAGAAAGAAGACATATAGCAAAGAAGACGAAACAGGCATGGAAAGCAGTTAACGACCCAACCACATGGTATCGCATCTAATTGTTGTTTTTGTTTATACACCATAAAAACAACAATTACTATTCACTATATCCAACATATCCAATATATTCATTTTTTTTTATATTACGTAACTGACTATAAGACGGAGGTTCAGCATATTCATCATAATAAATATTAGAAATGTCTAAAAACGGAACATGATTTGTATTATTATTTTTTTTTTTTATTTCATTATTTGTAGTAATGCATTCTTTATTAAAAGAAAATAGTTCACATATATTTCCCATATTTATTTTATATATTTATATATTAAATATTTTTTATATTTATATAATAAATATTTATTATTTTTCATAATAAATATTTATAACATTAATTAGTTAATTCAAATTTCCATACTATCTTTATAGCCTTCTTCACTAATAACACTACTAGGACAAACATTAACACTTGTAACAGAAGTATCAAAGCTCATTGTTTGAGCTCCTTTAATAAGAGGAGCACTAGCAGTATCAGTAGCACTAGCATTAGCAGGAACAGGACTATTCTTATAATTAATAATAAACATTTGTTGCGCAGGATGTAACGCATTTACATAATCAATCACATATTTTTTGTCAATAATTTTACTATGCGGCTTAAGTTCAGTCTTGTATTTATCGTGTAACTTATACATATGCGATTTATATTCAAATTCATATTCTTTTAATGGCTTTTCTTTGCGAATAAAACAACTAATATAATTCATAAATAGGTTGCTTGTATAATAATAAAGAGCCAACTTAAATTTATTAAAAATAACAGTATGCTCTGGATAATATTGTAAAAATTCTCCAACCTTATTTTGTTGCTTTAACGACAAATAATTGAACTGCAATTTTGGCTGATTACCTCGCAGTTTACGCACCTCTTCATAACTAGCATTTCTAATTTTGCTACGCGTTCCATCTTTGCTATATAAAAAACACCCTACACAATTATATCCTGCGTTTCCAGACGCATAATAAGATTTAATTTCCTCGAAATTAGTCACAGGATACTTATTTACAAATTTAATATTGCTATTAAGAAAAATATACGGCGGACAATTTAGAAGAGACTGAATACTAATTTCATTAATAGTAACTTGATCTAAATTATTAACACTTAAAACATTGTTAATAGGATGACTAATTTCATAGACTTTAACCAAATAAAGAACAGGTGATACAATAGTAGTAACAATCCTATTAAAAGGATGCTGCAATACAAAACTATACACATACTTTTCATCTAAACAATTAAGATCTAAATTACAAATATTACAAGCCTCAAAAAACATAGAGCGAAACGTAAGGTTATAATAATCTTTGAAATAATTGTTGTTATCAAAATATTTATAATTTTTAACATCATTGAAAAATACAATGTTTCCTCCAACTGTTGAACGTGTAGCAATCTCCCAAGTTTGTTTAATATTATCATAAAACACATTAATCATCGTTCCATCAATATAATCCTCTACCCAACTATTTTCCGTAGAATATGCGTTTACAAAATATGAATAATCAAGCGATTTTTCAGGCGCAAAACATACAACCTTATTATTTCTAACAATAACAGAACGAAACTTGGAAATAGCTAAATATTCCGCAAAATCAGTATTCATAACTGAATTAATAACCTCTTTAGAGTATTTGATAATTTTGTACTCATTATTATTAAAAGTATATTTTTTAATAGTAAAATAATTGTGTTCATTCTTTAGAGCATTTGTAACATTAAGATTAATTGAATTAATAATACTTACCATATAACAGTGCTATGATAATAATATTATTTATTAATATATCTTTAAACCATTTTTGATATTAATTTTATTAGTAGTAATAAAATAATGTGGTGATTAAATAATATTATTTAACTATTTAACTATTTAACTAGAAATAATATTAGAATTATATTAATTTCTATTATAAATATAAGATTATATGAGTAAAATAGGAGAAATACAAACACAAGAACAAATTAGAGAGCTACCCGAAGATGGCTCTAAACCGTTATTGTATAATATTAGCTTACAACTCGGCGATATTATACAATTAGATGCTCCTACAAATAGTTCTTTACATGACAAAATATATTTCATAAAGTTTATTAACAAGGAAAAAATAGTATTGATTGATGCTGCTAAAATAATTACACTAACATTAGCACAAAATGGTAAATTAGAAGAAGAGTCAATAAGTAACATAATACTATTGAGTAGACATAAAAGTCCTAGCTTTGTTATTCAAAACAATTTAGAAATAAAAAAATACATTTCTATTTATTTCGGAGAACCACTCCCAAAAGTCTTAAATGGTCTAATAACCAACATTGAAAACGATATGATAGAAGTGACAACATTACCAGAAAAAGACGTGCTATATATAGATTTTGCATATTCGGGTATTCCTGAATATTTGAATATTGAGAAAATTCTAATCCGTGAAAAAGTGGATGAAACTAAATTAGTAGCATCAGAAAATGAAGAAACAAAGTCTACAAATGCATTAACCGAAAACTTGTTATTTCAAGGTGACGCCCGCGAATTAGACTATGATTTGAAAGTATATGATAGCGTAAAAGAATTTGAAGATATTATTATAGACACACTCGAATTGGGAGTAGAGCTTACTAGTATAGAACACGAAGTAAATGTATCAGACGAAGAACAACGTTATAGCATAGACAAACAAACAAATGACTATTTAGATAAATTAATCAACGCATATTTACCAGAACAACGCACACCAGAAGTAATAAATAGAATACATAATGAAATAAATTATTATTTACAATTGCGAACACTATATTCAAATTTTGACGCAAATAATAATCCGTCAATAATTGAAGAACGCGGTGAGCATTATAAATATTTAAAAGAACAACTATTTAATTTAAATAAAAAGCTCTACTATATATTGCCCGTCGTATCAAATGTACGCAACTTGCTAATAAATGACATTAGCGAAATAGATGAAATGGAAGACAAGAATTCGTATAATTACCAACATATAGGAGAATTTATTGAAGCATTAAATGAAGTATCTTTAAAATGGATTAACAATAGCTCAAAAGAGAAAATTAATAACTATAAAGAACATATAAAATCTCTCTTAACACTGTTAGATAACAACACAAATTATAGCGAAGAAAACATAAATGTAAACAGTCAAATAGAAATGGTAAATACTATTGTTGATGATTTTTATAATTATAGCGTTAAGAAAGGAGAGCTTTCAAAAGATCGGTTTATAATAGATGTATACAATGAGGGTTACAATATGTTAGAAACTTATTATGCAAATAATAAAAAATATACTAAACCAATCAAACTAATACCTAATGACTTTGTCAATATACTAGGATTTATGACATTACCATTACCATTCTTTAATTTGTCCAAACTACATACCCCATATACAAATATATGCGATAGAGCTAATTTAAATTACAACTTTATTCCTTATCAATTATTACTAAATAAATCTACACAATACAACAGCTATGTTTTAGAAAATGACGCTAAAACTAACTACATCAATAATAACACCAATATTCATAATAATAGCCTCCTCGGTTTTATAAATAATTTCAATATTGAAAGTAACGACCTTCCTTATTTGGAAAGTATGAATTATTTAATGGAATCCTTTGTGCCTACTGTTAGTGCTTTTATTGATGAATATGTGAAACTTTATAATGACAATTCTCTCGACTATAGAAATTACAATATAATAAATTTTGTATATGAACTACAACCTCTAAATGTAGATATATATAATCTACACATTAATGATTATAAAAAAATAGGCAAGCTAGTAAACAGCAACATTGATTTATACAAAAAAAACTATAAATCTAAAGAAACAAACTTTGCTGAATTTTTGAAAATTATTGCTGACTCAAATGCCAATGCTAATAATGACCCTTATGCTAGCAAATATAATAATTTAATTTACTCTTTCAATATATTGACAAAGGAGTTAAAGGCGGAGCTTTATAATTTTTATAAAATTAGTGATGAATTATTTAATAATAATGAAGAATTGTATAGCGCTATTGTGAAAATAGACAATGCGGACTTCTTTATGCAATGTATAAATAAAAATATTATGGATCTAGTAGTAGGAAATTTACTTGAAAACTTTATAAAAGCTCACTCACGAGAGAAAGAAGAAAAAGAAGACAAGCAAAACCCTAACAAAACCCAACCTCAAACCCAATCCAATCTCTCGTCAAAAGATATATTGAAAGGAGATTTAGACGAACTACAATCGACTTGCGAAAAATATGTATTATCAAAAAAATATAACTCATTACAATCATTAGAAAATGATAATAATAAATTAATATATTTTGACGCAATTTACGATAATACTTTTTATAGCATTATAAATGACTATAGAAGAGAGAGAGAAAATATGGACCGCAAACAGTTTATTGACTTTATAGCAAATAAATTAATGGGTCAATTGAGCTTAACAAAACAAAAAGCATATAGAGAGGCTTCAGCCATTGTTGATGAAAAACGAGAAATAATAGATGGAGATTATGCACTATTGTCCGATAAAACCAGTAACAAAAATTATATATATTTGAGAAACGCTAATATATGGACACTAGACCCCAAATTTGAAGACAATTTTATAATAGAAACCAATCAAATATTTTGTAATAGTAATAAAGAGTGTATTTCTATTGATGAAAAATGTATGACAAACGAAGAGGCTAAAAAAGCTAACATAAATAAAGATGTGGACGAAATATTAAAGAATTTTGAAAATAAATACAACTTAAGCATAGAAGATATTAAAGGTAAAATAAACACTAATTACGAAAATTCTAAAAAAAGAATAACAAAAATAGAATTTCTAAATAGAAATGCGAGAGAAAAGCTTAGCAAATATTTAATAAGTCTTGAGGAAGTTCACGAAAATAAATTACCATCATCTCCATATGAAAAATTGAGAGATGCGTTATTAATGCAAAAAGATTTAACCTATAAATACTCTTGTATTAATAAATTTTGTGTAAATTTTACAAGAAACGCAATAAAAGATGAGTCACCGCATTGGTTGTATTGCATAGCAACCGGTGTTCGCTTATTACCCTCATTTTTTCTAAGGTTAGCCAATGTTTTTATTAATAAAATGGACTATGCACGCGAACTAGACACTATATGCGCACAGCGAGGCACAATTAGCGATGATAATAATTTTTGGGTAGACAAATATAGTGGCTACATTATTAAAACAATAGCATTTGACACCGAAGAAGGTTATGATGAAAAAGGCTTTAAATTATATACTCGAGCAACAGTTGAAGAAGATTATAACATAAATATTAACGCGGTTCTAGAAAGTCAAATACAAGAACAAATGCAAATTAAGGAAAAAGCAAATAACAAATCAATTAATCCAAATATTGGAGTAATCATAAATATACTAAAAGCAATGAGCTCCAGTATTGGAATAAATATTTCACATAATCATGAACTGCTTATAAATAATGTTATAACAATACAAAATGCAAATATTCCATCGCAACAACAATACGAACAATTTATCTTAAAAGCGACACAAAAAGAAGGCAAAGTGAAAGTAATGCCTAGTTATAAAGAAGCATACAATTCATCTCTGCTATTATTAACATTAGCATTTCTTGTATATTGCATTCAAATAAACATTCCCTCATTACAAACAAAGAAGACATTTCCAGGGTGTATAAAATCATTTAAAGGTTATCCGTTAGATGGTGAACAAGACAAAACATCAATCGCCTATATAGCTTGTATTGCTAACAAATTGAAAAGTTCTATTGATCCGTGGAGCAGTATATTGAAAATGTCCGAAAGCACAATTATGAAAAAATTAGAGGCGCTTATTGAAAAATATATAATTCCAAATAAAGAATTTGTGGGCCTTTTGAATAAAAAACGCGCTTACTTATTATCAGAAGAGGCAATAAAAGATGAAATACCAGAATACTTGTCTATTAATACTTGGCATACATTTAATCCACCATTAAACGATTTTAAAATTATGTCGGAAACAGTGGAACCACTAGATGACACCTTTAAAACAATCTTATATGATACATTTTCACGAGGAAGTGCAAATAATATTAAAGAAACATTAGAGTCCAAAGCAATATATAGTAGTTATTATATTATTGAAAAAATACAAAACATTGTTAAAAAAAATAGCCCATTATTGAAAAATTCAAATGATAACCCGTTTTTAGAAAATGCGTGTTGTAATTCATCTAAGAACACAATAGGCTATTTTATAGGAGAAGACAAGTCTATAGCAACTTATAATAACTATGTTGCGTTTTATAATAATATACTGGCTAGCATAGACTTACTTACATATGCTCCGCAATTATATGACCCCAGAAACACTAAAAAAAAACTAACGGATTATCAAGTGGCTTTTAGCGAAGAATTAGTATATAAAGCATTTATACACTTTTGTAACTTTAATAATCAGATTCCACTTGATGATGAATTGCGAGGACTATGCTTAGACAAGCCCGCGCAATTTGATAATACTAAATCTATAAACGAAATAATAAGTTCTCTCAAGGAAGACGGTAAGGTTTATAATTTTGCATCATTTGTTGAACTAATACATATAATAAGTAAACGAAACATAATACATATTGTAGCTGATTTTCCTATTTTAAATAATATTGAGGCAATGCGTATATTAATTGAGGCCTATAGGCAAAATAGTTACTATAACTTGGATGATGACTTAATAGCTAATTTAGAAATTTTGCTCGACAATTTTTCAATAACCGCAGCCGAAAATAGCGAACTTCGTAACTTTAAGAATTTTATAGGCAAGTCAAATGTGCTATTAAAACAAAACATCTTACAAATAATCAGCAAGCAAAGTTCAATAAGCAAGTCAGATATATCTAAATTCTCTCAAAATTTAGATTTTCAAATAGATGTTGAAAATATTAAATTTCACCAAAACTATATTATAAACTTTTTATATGTTTTTCCGTCAATTATTAGTAATAAGAATATTAATTATGGAGCAATACCCAAGCATTGGAAGCTATCCGATATACATATTAGAGACCTTTTTAACATAATACAAAAATATTATAATAATTTAAATAATTTTGATGCGCGACCTGAGTTGTTGCTAGCATTCAAAATAATAGCTAAACGCTGTAAAATTCTAGTAGAATTAATGCGACTATTTTTATATGATAAAAATCTTATTACTAGCGCTAATAGCACTAATAGCACTAAGTCAACAATAAAAATAAACAGCATATTTGATGAAAAATTGGTATCTATGTTTTACAATTTTATATTTTATAAATTAATCAATGAACTAGTAAATATTAGTGAAGACGAAGAATTTTTGCTAGAAATTCAAGGTTCAGAAATAAATGACTATGCAAAAGACCAATTTTTGAAAAATAGTGTTGCTTATGTTTTAGAATATATAAATGTAATGTCTAATCATTATAATTTAGTTAACAATGGGTACAAAAAAATAAAGGAGAGAATTAATATGGCAAAAGAAAAAGAAAAGACTATTATTACCGATTTCCTTAAAAATCTCTCCGATGAAGAACGCGAAATAGAAAATGTTTTGAAAAATAATAAACTTGAAAAGTGGAATAAAGGTATGCAAAAGGGTCTAACCCAATATGTAAAAGAAAATTATGACGAAGAGCGCGAGGCATTAGATAAACAGGCGCTAAAAGAACGCAAATTACAGCAAAA